GCCAGGAGATCTAAAGATCCATCAACACAAGTCGGTGCCGCCATTGTATCAGTCCCACAGGGAAGAATAATCGGTCTTGGGTATAATGGATTTCCAAACGGCTGTAAAAAATCATTCCCAATGGATCGGGAAGGAAATTTTCTCGATACAAAATATCCTTATATGGTTCATGCCGAAGTAAACGCGATTATGAATTCCACGGCAAGTGTAGAAGGTGCAATGTTATTTTGCACCCTTTTCCCATGTAATGAATGTATGAAAATTATCATCCAGTCTGGTATAAAAACAGTTATTTATTTATCTGATAAATACCACGATGAAAATATGACAATTGCTGCTCGACGATTAGGTAAAGCAGCAGAAATCGATACTAAATCATTTTTTCTTAATAATGAAAAATTGGAAATAAAAATTTGAAATAAGGAGTTTTAAATGGCCGGGAAAAAATCAAAAGGATGGGACAGCAAAGGTGAAATAATCAAGCCCAAACTAAAAGTTAAGAAAACAATAACCAGTGAACGGATTGACGAGATTGTCGACGAAATCCGAGGATTGACCTATGGCCAGTGCCTTGTATTAAAAATGGCATTAGATCGGAGACTCGCTGCAACTCGCGCAACTATTAGATGAAAATAAAAATCAGTCGAAAGAATGAGATATTTGAAGTTTTAATTGATGATATAGATTGGCCTCTGATCAAGAATTATTCTTGGAATATTATCCCTGCCAAAAATACGAATTATGCCTGTGCATATATTAAAGGTTCGTATGCTCAAGGGAAACGGAAAAGAATTTATTTACATCGTTTAATTATGAATGCTCAAGATGACATCGATATTGACCATGATAATCGAAATGGATTAGATTGTCGACAGAAAAACTTATTATTGATTAAAACTTCTGGAAATAATCGAAAGGCAAAAAGACCTAATAAAACTGGATTTAAAGGAGTTGCTAAAAATAAATCTGGAAATTTTATGGTACATATTAGAATTGATGGTAAAAAGAAATATTTAGGTACTTTTAAAACTGCTGAAGAGGCCGGGGCCGTATATCAAAAAGAATATAATAAGCAATTAAAATGTGAAATATTATGATTGATTCTATTATTCATCAATTACCATTGGCACTTTTAGAAAAGGTTGGTGATAATTGGAATTTTCGCTGTCCAGTTTGTGGAGATAGTAAGAAATCCACAACAAAAAAACGCGGTTGGTTTCTGATAAATGGTTCAAAAATTACTGTCTACTGCTTCAACTGTATGTATTCAAAACCGATCCTGAAATTTCTAAAGGAGTTCTTTCCAGAAGTTCATAAGGATTACATCAAAACCTTATTTAAAACAAAGCGGGGCCGGGGAATGGACACAATTGTCCAGACTCAAATTGTAAAAGATACCTCAAGCAATCAAAAATCAAAACTTGATCTACCTAAGATGAGTGAATTACCGGACGATCATTTCGCCGTGCAATACTTCAAGAGCCGGTTGTTGCCGATTAAATATTTGAGATATCTATATTTTACAGAAAATTATTGTGAGTTTATAAACACACTGATACCGGATAAATTCGAAAACGTTCCGGAGTCTGATCCGCGTATCGTAATTCCATTTTACAACGCGCACAGAAAAATATTTGCAGTCCAGGGACGCTCGTTCCAAGACTATGGGTTGCGGTATATTACCATAAAATTCAACGACCATAAGAAAATATTCGGTCTCGAGAGGATGGATCGAAATAAAACCATCCTCGTATTTGAGGGAGCATTCGATAGTTTTTTCATGCCGAATGCCATCGCAATTGGCGGGGCCGACCTCGATTTAAACTATCTCCTGGAACTGGCCAATAAGGATCGGTACGTTTTCTGTTTCGATAACGAGCCGCGCAATCCTGAAATGTGCAAACGGATTACAAAGGTCTTGAAAGCTGGATTCAAAGTCTGCCTTATACCGCAAAAATATAAACGGTATGGCAAGGATATTAATAAAATGATCGAGAACGGATTGACGGCAAAGGATATCTGCGGTATAATAAAGGCTAATATCGTCCAGGGTAAGTTTGGGTTGATGAAATTTAATCTGTGGAAAAAGGGCAAATAATGAAAGCCGTACACGTCACGCCGACCAGAAATATTGAAAGCATCCTGGCCAACGGAATCCTGCGGTCGCCGCCTATACTCGATCAATATAATGAGGTAATGTCACGGGATTACGATGATTATGACCCAGGGAAAGGTCTGGTCTTTGGTTTTACCACCGACCATACGGAGAGGTGGATCAGGCATTTTGCATATTGGAAAGTGTGGGGGAATCCGCGCAATATAGCCATCGGAAAATACTGGTTGGAAAAATGGGACGATTTGCTTGAGATAGGGCCGAGCGCCTTTTCGAATATCGAATATAAGGACGAGCATTTGACCGCCATTCTAATCGATATTCCGGACTTGAATTTTTATGGATGGTATTTGCACCAACAATCACATACCATGAATCCCCATTGGGCCGATATGGAAGAGCGATATGAGCATAATGACAAACCCCTCGTTTTAATCAATTACGATGTGCCGCCAAAATATATCAAAAATATTATCGGAACTGCCGAAACGACTTTGACAAAAGCCGGGAAAGTCGATATTTTATTGAATATGAAAAGGAAATCTATATGATACTTTATCGAAAAGGAATCCCCGGAAGCTGATATAATAGCAAGTGAAGCACGAAAAACACAATTAAAAAAGGAAATTTTATGAGCAAATTCTATACATACGTGGGAATCAATGACGGTAAGATTTGTCATGCCGGTTATAAAGATGGAATAAGATTCGAAGATACCATTCCCTTCAAACCAATGCTCGGTAAACTCGTGACGCCGAAGGAGGGCAAGGAATATCAATACACCGATATTTATGGTAACCCGTTGCAGTGGAAACGTTTTGATTCCATTGAAAAATACCGCCATTTCATTGACGAATATGATGAGATTGACTTTTACGGTACGATGAAGGAGGATTATCAATTCCTGGCCGAGGAATACCCAGGAAAAATTGATTATGACCTCTCGGTTTTTCGCCCATTTATAATCGATATTGAAATCGATTCCGATAAAGGTTTCCAGTATGTGGACGAGGCCAAATATCCGATCACCTCAATCGCTTTGAAAGACCGGCAGACGGGCAAGTATTACGTTATGGCCACGAAGCCCTGGGAGGCCAAGGCATCGGTGCTTACGGAGCAAACAGAGGTCGACGTAAGCCAAGTGACCTTTTATTTGTGCAAAACCGAAGAGGATATTTTCAAAAAGCTTCGGATGGTTATACGCCGGGAGAAACCGGATATGCTGATAGGCTTTTACTCCAGTGGATTTGATTTCCCGTACATTATTAAACGGGGCAAATACGTGATGGGTAAGAAATTCATGAATGGATTTTCGCCCTGGGGCAAGACCACCTGTAAGAAAAAGGTCGATCCAATAACGGGCAAAGTCATCGACTATTTTTCAGAAATCCAGGGAGTGCCGCTGATGGATTACCTGAAAATGTATAAAAAATTCGTTTATACGCCACGAGAAATGTACAGTCTGGACTATTTGGCAACCTGTGAACTCGGAGATACCAAGCTGGATTATTCGGAGTATGATTCCCTGCACGATATGTGGATGCAAGATCCACAAAAATATATCGACTATAATATTTATGATATCGAACTGATTGACCTGATGGATCAAAAATTGGGGTTGATCGACCTTGTATGTACAATCGCATATTTTGCAAAAACCAATTATATAGATACCTTGGGGACGGTCGGGATATGGGATTCGATATTTTACAATACTCTGAAAAAGAAAAATGTGATGATACCACCAAAGCATACCGGGATAAAGGAAGAATATGCCGGTGCTTATGTTTTCGAGCCACAAAAGAAAATTCACGAATGGATAATTTCAGTCGATTTAAAATCCCTATATCCGCACGTCCAGCAGCAATATAATATCTCGCCGGAAAGTCTTGTCGACGATCTTCGGGATAAATTAAATATTGATATCGAATCTGACCTGGACGACCGATACCTCAACGAAGATATTGAGGCCATTCCGGACGTAATTATGGCCGCAAACGGATGCACTTTCAGTAAGGATAAGGAAGGCATCGTGCCAGCACTCCTGCGGGAGATTTATGACAACAGGGTTATAGCAAAAAAGAAAATGATTGAGTGGAAAATAGTCAAACAGAATATCATTGAAGAGATGAAAAAACGTGGTTTGAAACTTTTTGACGACGATAAATAAAAAGAGTTCATTAGAATTTTTATGTTCAGTGGTAAATATGAACATGGAGAATCTAATGGATAAAATTAAAATTAAATCACTTGCTAAAGATGGAAAATGTATACAAGAAATTTCAGAAATAACTGGATACAAATATGGGGTTTTGTATAAATTTATTAAGGCTAATGGCATTAAAACAGTCAAGACCAGTAGCCGTGCAAAAATTAAGCTGAGAAAAATACGAACAAAGCAAATTGATTGTGATAAATTTTTCTATTTATATTTAAATAAAACCCATTCTATTAGAACCATTTCTGAAATAATGTCAATATCAATGGGTAAAGTTTATAGAATATTAAAAGAAAATGGGGTTATAAGAACACGCAGTGAAGGTGCTATAATTGCAAACGCAAAACCAGAAAAAAGAGAACTCCATCGAAAATATGCAAATGAAGGAAGGACTGGGATATTATGTACAAGCTATAATAAATATAAGAATACTTGGATTGAAAAGGCTTTTACAAAATGGTCTATGGAAAATAAAATTAAAATAATCCCCCAATATCAAATTTTCGATGGTGGTCATAGATACGATTTTTTAATATGTGAAACAAATGCCCTCATTGAAGTTGATGGCTTATTCTGGCATCAAACAGAAAAACAAATGACAAAAGATAAAAAATTTGATATGATGGCTAATGATGCTGGTTATATAGTTTATCGTTTTACAGATAAGCAAATCAGAAAAACTAAATCAAAGTGTTTTGAGGTATTATATGAAGCAATTAGATAAGCAATTAGATAAGCAATTAGATAAGCAAGAAATTTTAAAATTATCAGATGATGAATTGCAAAAATATTATGTCAAAGTCAGAAAAGAAGTTACTATAAACCATAATATGCAAATGGCATTAAAAATATTAATTAATTCTGAATATGGTGCCCTGGCCAACGTCCACTTCCGGTATTATGACATTCGGTTTGCAAGTGCTATCACTTTGTGTGCACAATTGGCACTGAAATGGGCAGCAAAACGCATCTTGGAACATCCGCACCGCCGTAAATATCGTTATGAATTGATTTATGGGGACACGGATTCGCTTTACATATCGGTCAAAAATGTGGTGGATCAAATCCGCATGCGCCGACCGGATATTACCGATGCTGAAATGGTAAAACAAATTAATGGATTTGTAGCTAAAATCATCCAGCCAATTCTTACAAAAGGTTATGAAGATTTGGC